CAAAAATGGCTCGGACCCGGAAATCAGTCAAAGACAAGTACTCGAAAGACCTGCGTCCGTGCCTTGCCATTCAGGAGCGGATCAAGCTCGGCCCCGAGCTGCCGCCGATCGAGGATTACCCCGACAACCCCCCCACCCCCACCCCCCAAAAAGCGACCCCAACTGCTAAAAAAAGCGCAGAAATTCCGGCCGGGCTGGACCCGGTTGCGGCCGCTTTCGCGGAGTTCATTTCGGTCTACGGCAAAAACCCTGTTGCGTTCGTAGAGAACGTGTTGGGCGCGCAACCGCTTGACTGGCAACGCAACTTTTTGCAGGCGATCGCGCGCGGCGAGCGCCGTATCTCCATCCGCGCCGGCCACGGTGTAGGCAAGTCTACCGCCTGCTCGTGGGCGCTGCTCTGGCACATGATCTGCAAGTTCCCGCAGAAGTCGGTCTGCACCGCGCCGACCGCCTCGCAGCTCTATGACGCGCTCTTCTCGGAAGTGAAGCACTGGGCGAACAAGCTGCCGCCCGTCTTGCGTGACAGTCTTGAAATCTTCTCTGACAGGATCGTGCTGAAAGCCGCCCCCGAGAGCAGCTTCCTGTCCGCCCGTACTTCGTCGGCCGATAGGCCCGAGGCTATGGCCGGCATCCACTCTGAGAACGTCCTGCTGATCTTTGACGAAGCGAGCGCCGTACCCGAGCCGGTATACGAGAGCGCTGCCGGTTCGATGTCGGGCCACAACGCGACGACCATCCTGATCGGCAACCCCACGCGTAACAGCGGACTCTTCTTCAAGACCCACCATGAGCTGTCAGCCGAATGGTTCACGATGCACGTGTCCTGCCGGGACAACCCGCTGGTTTCGGACGACTTCATCAAGCAAATCCGCGACACCTACGGCGAGAACAGCAACGCCTTCCGCGTGCGCGTGCTCGGCGAGTTCGCCCTGAAGGAAGACGACACGCTGATCCCGGCCGAGCTGGTTGACAGCGCCATGAGCCGTGACGTGGCCCCTGACCCCAATCAGGGCGTTGTGTACGGCGTGGACGTTGCCCGGTTCGGCGATGACAGGACGGTGATCGCCAAACGCAAGGGCAACGTTGTCACGGAACTGAAGAGCTGGAACGGCGCTGACCTCATGGAGTCAGTCGGCCGGATCGTAGCGGAAGCCCGCGTCGATCGGCCGGAAGTCATCATGGTTGACAGCATCGGCCTCGGTGCCGGCGTCGCCGACCGCCTGCGCGAACTTGGCTTCAATGTCAGGGATGTCAATGTTGCCGAAAGCGCAGCCAATAACCCCACGGCCGCGAAGCTGCGTGACGAGCTCTGGCTGACAGTCAAGGAATGGCTGGCGCAGCGCGCCTGCTCCCTGCCGAAGAACGACGAGCTGCGGCAGGAGCTTGTGGCCCCGACCTACACCTTTATGTCGTCGGGCAAGATCAAGGTCGAGAGCAAGGGCGAAATGAAAAAGCGCGGGATGCGCTCGCCCGACTTGGCCGATGCCATCTGCCTGACATTCGCGGGGGAAGCCGCGCTGATCGGCGGACGTGCCTCACGTTGGGTTTCCGGCCAGCCGCTCCGGCGTCGGATAAAGGGGATTGTCTGACATGACAGGAAAAGAGTTCAAAGCGTGGTTCGAAGGTTTCTGCGAGGGCGTCGGCGACGTGCCGACGAAAGAGCAGTTCGAAAAGATCAAGGCCAAGGTCAACCAGTTGGATGACTACCCGAAGCTCGCATATCGGCCCGGCGGTGCCGTTGGCGGCATTCCGCAGTGGTCCACCCCGCAGGTAGATTTCCCCACAAGGACGATTTCGTGACAACCATCGCGTACCGCGACGGCGTTATCGCCGCTGACAGCCTGATTACCCAAAACGGCACCCGGATTGGCACCGTGGCGAAAATCGTTCGCGTGCCGGGTGGCGGCTTGGCCGGCGTTGCCGGGGAGCTCGGCGGCATGGCACGGTTCCTCGATTGGGCGCGCTCTGGCGCCGAGGGCGAGCTGACGTTTAGCACCTGCGAGATCGACGGATTTCTTGTCACGGCCGAGGGCCAGGTGCTTGTCACGACTGACAGCGGCGGAATGGTGAAGATCAAGCAGCCGTTCCATGCCGTAGGCTCCGGCCGGGACTTCGCGAGGGGCGCGCTCGCCGCCGGCGCAACTGCGGTCGAGGCGGTCAAGATCGCGATGAAGTTCGACACGCAAACGGGTGGCCGTGTCAGGTCTCTTGTGTTGTCAACACAAGAATTTGAGAAACTGACAAGTTCCACTTAGAATCCGTGCCATTTTTTAGGAGACCTTGACAGGTGGCACAGAAATCCAGTCCTAAACCGATGTCGAGGCGCGAGCGCTCGAATTTCCTGAAGGCTGCGATCCAGCAGGCCGAGGATTTCGTAGACGGCACGCTGTCAAGGGAACGCAAAGAGGCGACCGAGTTCTATCGCGGCGACCCGTTTGGCGACGAAGAGGAAGGCCGCTCCCAAATTGTCATGACAGAGGTCAGGGACGTCGTGCAGGCGATGCTCCCGTCCCTGCTCCGTATCTTCCTGTCATCCGAGCACCCTGTTGAGTATGCACCCCGGCGCGCAGACGCCGTCGCGCAAGCCGAACAGGCGACTGACTACATCAGCTATATCTTTCAGGTCGATAACAACGGCGCGAAAATCCTCTACGACGCCTTCAAGGACGCCCTCGTGCGCAAGACGGGCATCTTCAAGTGGTGGGTAGACGAGCGCAAGCGTGTCACCGAAGAGGAATTTACCGGGATCAGCGACGAGCAGGTCGCCCTGATTATCAGCGACAAGGACGTCGAGAAGCTGTCGCTAGAGCCGGTTGAGAATGAGGAAGTCCAGCCAGTAGAAGGCCCGGACGGCGAGCTGGTCCTGCCCGAGCCGACCTACAACCTGCGTATCCGGCGCACCGAGACTGACAAGCGCTTCATGGTCGCTGCGGTGCCGCCCGAGGAATTTCTGATTTCGCCCAACGCCCGCGACGAAGAGACCGCCGATTTCATTTCGCACCGCCAGAAGCGGCTTGTCAGCGATCTTGTGGCTGAAGGCTATGACCTGAAGGAAATCCTCGAAAACGCCAGCCCCGAGCCGATCCTTGAAACCAATCAAGAGGCCACGGCGCGCAACCCGGCCCTTCAGACGCGCGAGAACGCTGCGGCTGACATCAAAGGGCTCGACCCGTCCATGATGCGGGTGCCGTACTACGAGAGCTTCGTGCGGATGGACGCGGACGGCGACGGCATCGCCGAGCTGCGGCGTATCTGCTCGATCGGCGATAACGGTTACATCCTGTCAGATGAAGTTGTCAGCGAAGCGAACTTCGCCCTGATCTGCCCGGACCCCGAGCCGCACACTGCGATTGGCTACTCAATAGCCGACCAGACCAAGGACTTGCAGAGGATCAAGTCGGCTGTCATGCGGAACACGCTCGATAGCCTCGCCAATTCCATCCATCCGCGCACGGCCGTTGTCGAAGGTCAGGCGAACATGGATGACGTCATGAACACCGAAGTCGGCGGCATCATCCGTATGCGCGCTCCGGGCATGGTGCAGCCGCTCGCGCAGCCGTTCATCGGCCGTGAGGCAATGCCGATCCTTTCGTACTTGGACGACATTCGGGCGCAGCGCACCGGCATCACCCGCGCCTCGCAGGGCCTCGACCCCGACGTGCTTCAGTCCACCACCAAGGCCGCAGTCACGGCCACTGTCAGCGCTGCGCAGGAGCGCATTGAAATGGTCGCCCGGCTCTTCGCCGAGACGGGCATTCGCCGGCTCTTCCGTGGCCTGCTGAAGATGGTTGTCCAGAACCAAGACAAGGCTCGTGTTGTCCGCCTGCGCAATCAGTGGGTTGAGGTCGATCCGCGCGGTTGGGACGCTGACATGGACGTTGTTGTCAATGTCGGGCTCGGTCAGGGCGACCGCGCCGAGCGTGTCATGTTCTTGACGCAGATCGCCGCGAAGCAGGAAGAGGCGCTGAAGATGCTCGGGCCTGACAACCCGCTGGTTGACATGGTCCTGTACCGCAACACGCTCGGCAAAATCCTCGAATTGAACGGCGAGAAGGACACCACCCGTTACTTCAAGCCGATCACGCCCGACGACGTCAAAGCGTTTCAGCAGCAACTGTCGGAGAACCAGAAGCCCGACCCTGCGGAGATTTTGGCGCAGGTCGAGCGCGACAAGGTCATGGCTGACATCAAGATCGCGCAGGACAAGGTTCAGCTCGAAAAGATCAAAGCCGTCCTCGCCGACGACCGCGAACGCGACCGGATCGAGACCGACATGCGGCTCCGCGCTGCCGAGATCGTCGCGAAGTACGGCGCGCAGATCAACATGGAAGAAATGAAGGCGAACATCGAGCGTCAGCGGACTTTCATCGACGCTGCCATCAGCATCGCCCAAGCCGACGCGCTGGCTAACCAGACAGCTCCGGCACCGCAGCCCACCGAGGTACCGCAATGAACAAAAGCGAGAAAGCGCGCCAGCTCTTAGCTGACGAGCTCTTTCACGAGATTGTCAGCGGGATCGAGAAGCAGCACACCGATGCGTTGCTTGCCACCCACCCCGAGGACTCCGCAACCCGCGAGCGCCACTACCAAGCGATTCGGGCCGTGCGGGCATTCGTGACAGAGCTCGAAATCATCCGTGACAGTGACGCTGTCAACAACTTCAACAATCGCTTGCGTTCGAAACACAAATAGAGTAGGCACATGACAAATACTGCCGATACGCCTAATCAGGGCATCGGGCTCCGTGAAGCAGCCGCACAGTTCGAGAGCTTTCTGACCGCCTCTGAAGAGGCGGATACTCACGAGCCCGAACATGCCGCCGCTTCCAACGCAGCCGAAGTCGAAGAGACCGAGGCGCCTGCGGCATCCGAAACGCCGGGTGAGACGCAACCTTCAGACAACGCTGACACGGCCGAAGACGACGTTGCTGACGACGCCGCCGACGAAGCCGAGGGAGCGGACGAAGAAGAGGGTGCCGGCGAAGAGGAAGCCGACGCTGACAACCCGCCGGAAGTGCTCGATGTTTCTGACAAGCTGGACAAGCTCGTCACCGTCAAGATCGACGGCAAAGAAGAGCAAGTCACGCTTAAGGAAGCTTTGAACGGCTACCAGCGGACAGCGGATTATACGCGCAAGTCAATGGCCCTCGCCGAAGACCGCAAAGCGGTCGCGGCCGAGAAGGAAGCTATCACGCTGGAACGCCAGCAGTACGCGCAGCTTTTGCCGGTGCTTATCGAGCAGATCAAAAGTTCGATGGAGCAGGAACCGGACTGGCAGGCGCTTATTGACAGCGATCCGGCCGAGTATGTGAGGCAGGAGCGCCTTTGGCGGGAAAAGCAGGATCGCCTTGCTGCCGCCCAAGCTGAACAACGCCGCCTCGCCGAAATTCAGGCACAGGAGCAGTACGAAGCGCTCGTCGCCGAAGTGAATAATCACAAGGCGAAGCTCTTGGAGAAGATGCCCGAGTGGCGTAACCCCGACAAGTGGAACGCCGTGCGGGACAAGCTCTTGGCGTATGGGGAGAAGTTGGGTTTCGCACAAGACGAACTCAAACAGACCTACGACCACCGTGCGGTAATCGCGCTCTACAAGGCGATGAAGTACGACGAGCTTATGGCGAAGCGGCCGACGCCGCAGAAGCCGAACAGCCCCAAGCCTGTGCGCCCCGGCACGACGGGCAAGCAGCCCGGCCGGCAAGCTTCCGACCTGACCCGCGCAAAGCAGCGTCTTGCGAAAACCGGTCGCATCCGTGACGCGGCCTCTCTGTTCGAACAACTGCTTGCATGAGGAAGTGAAGGCAAAAAATGGCACAGCCGACCAACACGATCGACCGCTACGACGTCGATAAGTCCGTCCGCGAAGACCTCGCGGACATCATCTACAATATCTCGCCCGAAGAGACGCCTTTCATGTCCAATATCGGACGTGGCAAGGCCTCGCAGACCTACTTCGAGTGGCAGACTGACAGCTTGGAAGCTGCCAACGAGGACAACGCGCAGATCGAGGGTGACGACGCCCCTGCCGATGACCGCGACCCGACCAATCGCCTTGGCAACTACACGCAGATCATGCGCAAGGTTGTCAGCGTTTCCGGTACGGCCGAAGCGGTTGTCACCGCCGGCATGAAGAAGGGCGTGCTCGCCTACCACATGGCGAAGGCTTCGGCCGAGCTGAAGCGCGACATGGAGAAGCGCCTGACCTCTGGTAAGGCCGCTGTTGGTGGCAGCTCGTCTGTTGCCCGTCAGACCGCCGGCTTCGGTGCGTTCCTGATTTCCAACGTGAACGCCGCTGCGGACGGCGCCCCGCCCGAGCTGTCTGCGGGTACGGACGGCTATCCTGACACGGCTCGCACGGCCGGCACGCCGCGCAACTTCACCGAAGCGATCCTGAAGGACGTGCTTCAGCAGGTGTGGGAGTCCGGCGGCAACCTCGACCTGCTCATGGTCAACGGTTATCAGAAGAGCGTTGTGTCGAGCTTCCCCGGCATTGCCGAGCACCGCTTCAACGTGAGCGGCGCGAAGCAGGCGACGATCATCGGTGCCGCTGACATTTATGTCGGCGACTTCGGCAACGTCTCGATCGTTCCGAACCGCTTCATGCCGGCTGATGTCGCTTATGTGGTCGATCCCGAGTACGCCTCGGTCGAGTACCTGCGCGATTTCGCGCGCTCGCCGCTCGCCAAGACCGGCGACAGCGAGAAGGAAATGCTCATTGTCGAGTTCGGCCTGAAGGTGAACACCGATAAAGCCCACGGCATTGCGGCTGACCTCTCGACCACGCCGCTCACGGAAGACTCCGGCGACGGCGGCGACGGCGGCGGCGGAGAATAACCCT